CGTGTTCCACGGGTTTAAATACACCCCACGTTGTTATTGCACTAAAATCTGCTGTCTCTTTTTTACTGAACGCTGTGTCATAACTTTGTATAATATGTGTTAAATCAGGTATTTTTTCTTTAGGCCATACTTTCCACCATTCTCTTTTAATAATAGACCCTTCTTCTGACGTGGGTTTCTGTTGCCACTGTGCTTGCCATTTTTGTTCGGATAGTGAGGCTTTCACACCTTCTAGTTCTGATAGTTTCCAATACTCAGGCCACATCGGTTGATCATTCAAGATAGCTGGAAACTCGACCACGTCCCACTGATCGGAGTTCTCGTTAGTTTGAGCTGCTAATAATTTTCCTGTAAGATCCTTTGTTGACCATCTGGTCATAACAATAACTATAGAACCACCAGGTTGAAGCCTTTGTCGTGGTCCAGATGTATACCATTCGTAGGCATTATCCATAGCCGTTTGACTTAAAGCATCTTGCTCTGAATGAGGATCATCAATAATGAGAAGATCGGCACCCCTACCAGTAATAGCACCACCCACACCCGCAGCAAAGTACTCTCCGCCTTTGTTAGTCGTGAAACGTCCTGCGGCTTTCGAATCTTGAGAAAGGTTAACATTTGGGAAAACATCTTTAAACTCCTGTTGATCAAATAAATTACGAACCTTACGACCAAAATTATATGATAGCTCGGCTGTGTGTGTTGTTTGTATAATTTTTAATTTAGGGTTACGGCCCATCATCCACGCTGGAAATAAATTAGATGCAAACTCAGATTTTGTATGTCTGGGTGGCATATTTATAATTAATCGTTTTATCTTTCCACGTGAAACAGCTTCTAATTTTTCTGCATAAATTTTATGATGATTTCCTGCAATAAAATCTGGCCATACTTTTCTTACAAAAGTTAAATATGAGTCACGGGACTCCTCTGACACTTTTAGCTGTAATTCCCTTAATTGATATTTGAGTAAATCTATAGGTATTTCAGGCTTTTTCATAAAAAGTTATATATTACTCTGTGTATGTCTAAAACTCAAGACTAAAGACAACGCTCTGACTGACGGGGTTGATTTGGGTGGTGGGGGTGTTTGGACACAAGATATGGTGTTTGAGATAGTTTGTAAGTACCTAATGTTGATTTGGTATGGAGGGTGGACGTCCTGCGTGCTGGTGAGTAAAGAGTACATTGGTCATAAAAAAAGGGGGCGTAAGCCCCCTCGCCAGATTCCCTTCAGGGAAATCGGTTATCGTCTTGGTATGAACTGTGCTAATCGTTGCATAATTCTACTACCCCAATCCTTTACATACTGAGGACAGTTAGGGTCAAGCACGATTGTTTCAACTTCAGACTCAAGAACTTTATACAAAGCTTTCCAATTAATATTATCGGTATGTTGTGCTTGTATTGGCTCGTTAGTCTGATTAACTACTTGGTTAGTGTTAGTAGGTCGCAAACCGAAAGTCTGTTCGATTGTTGCGAGTCGTCTATCTAAATCATTATCTGGCATATTGATTTCTCCTTTTCTATATTCTTTATACTCCCATGTTATCTTATAGTCAAACACTTTATTACTTTTCTTTTAACACTTGACAAGTGTATCCAACCCGTGTTCGCCGTGTAACTATTACTATACTAGGATAGGGCAACCTTTCCTAACCCACAATGCAATGGAGCATAAGAAAGGGGCAATCTTGTTGCCCCTTGTTCAATAGCTTATGTAGGCATTATACGAAACTACATAGCAATCTTGAAATCTACGATACTGTCAACCGACAGATCTTTCCTTTGTCTAGCCACAACCTTGTCCGATAGTGGCATAGCTTGTATTGTTTTATATAGGCTTGGAACTTTGCATTTGTGATACTCCAACTCGCCCAACTTCTCTTTGATAAGTGCATTGTCTAACTTCGCACTAACTTTTTGAGCAATCTGGATAGTGTAATCTTTACCATGTATAAGATTAACATTTTCATTTTCTCCCAATTCAATCATCAGACTTCTATTAACTTTAATAAAGTCCTCTATGACCTTCTTCATAGTTAATGCTCTCCCATAGGCATCAACGATTTGCATTTTAGTCTTCTTACTCATTTGATTCTTTGAACTATGAGCTTGTTCTACGACTTCTAAAATAGATTTTGACATATATTTCCTTTCTGTACTTTCTATTAGTCTTTAATATAGTCCCATTTAATTAGATGTCAATACTTTATTTTATTTTATTTTCCACAGGAAGTTTAGAAGGTTCCCGTGCCGCCAGCTCCTGTATATACTATACTAGTACTAACCCTTTCCTATAATGCAATGGAATGGAAATGGAGACAGCCCGCAGCTACGGCGTCCAGGGTACCGTGTGCCATATATCCCAACTGGACAGCCACGCAAATGCAATGAAGGTAACTGCCAGCACGTGCTGCGGTACTATTATTAATACTACTAGGTAAGCCAGGACAAGAAGGGCAATGTAATGGAGCATCAGTCGTGGGCCCTTCCGCCGATCATCTCTTCCATCATTGCCCAGGCGTCAGTCGCCTCTGGATGTGGCAGCCGCTGCAGCACGTTAATACTTGCACTATCAAACCAATCAAGAAACCAGTATTCTAACTTATGCAGTTCGCCGTGTTCGTTTACGAATCCCCGCAGCTCATCGCTGGGGCCGCCGTAACTAAACTGCCAGCGCCAATAGCCTTGCTTCTGGTACTCGAATGTATTCGGAGCGACATAGTCAAAGCCAAGCGCTTCGTACTCAGGGTCTTTTAAATCTTCCTGCCTTTCTTTCCAATGTTCATTGACACGGTCGGCGCAGGTGCGTTCTTTCTTTGGTACTGTTGTAGTGTTCATAGTCTCTTCCTTTCTGTTAATGCACGCAACTTGGGAACCTTTGATTACTTCCCGAAATCTCAAACGGGATCCCGTGGCGGCGTGCCTGCCGTTTGTGGGCTAGACTTCGAAAAGAAGCGGTCAATCCAGCTCACAGGTATATATATAGTCCCACTCTGTCCCATAGTCAAGCCCTAAGAAAACTTTTTTTTTCATCACAGGAACTTCCTGCGGGCCCGCAGCTGCTGACACTACTACTATAGTACCACGGGCAACCGAGGTACGGCAATGGAATGGAGATGAAGTATCCTGCTGCCTGGAACGCTGCACCAGCTCCTGTTAACTAGATGGTACGAAAACCCCCAGTCTTTCTGCCAATGGAAAACCCACAGGAGTTACGCCAGGTTCCCGTGCTGCACGTGCAGCTCTTTACTATACTACTAGGAACGGCAGTTCTCTGCCAATGGAATGGAGAAGGGAGCTTCCCATCAGGTTCTTCCTGGCTGCGTCTGCACGTGGCGTCCCATTATATTACTGACTACGGGGCTTCTGGCTTGGGCAATGGAGAATGGAGAAGGATGTGCTGCACCTGCTGCCAGGTTCGGACGCCAGGGGTTAACTTAATACACCAATGGGACTCGGGTAGCTTGGCAATGGAGCCAATGGAGCGAACCACGGAACCTGGAAAGATATACAGTAAGCTACGGCAAGGGGTCGTGGCTATAATAAAGTTTCTTCCTCCTTGCAAACTATGGCTAAAGTTCCACGCTATTTGAAAGGGGCTGAGATTTATCTTATTACTTGTAATTACTTTTAGTTCAACCCAAATGCTTATGCCGTCTTTGATCCCATAAACATCTGGTACACCAGGACAAGCCCAGTTCTCAAACCTAGTCCATTGAATATCTTTTAAGTTTTCTTTAATAAGTTTCCAAAACCTACTCTCTGGTTTCACGATTCTAAGTAAAATAAAATAACAAAAGTGAAAAAGAAAAGCATCTTCCAATTAGCAAAAAGACAGAGAGCAAAGACAAATAATTTAAAATCATTTTTAATTATAAACTCTTGATTTGAAGGGCAAGGAATACTTTTTATTTTTGTATATTTCACAACTGATCCTTTCCTTTAATTGCTATACGTCTATTACTTGCTGACCAGCCAATAACACCTTCGTTAGCTTGGCTATGAATATGAAGCCACACATAACTAATTGGCTTTGGTTTAATTCCTAATAATCTTTTTAATAATCTGATCATTCTTCCTCCTGTACATCACTGTCAATAATTTGATAATCAAAGTCATCTGGTAAGTTAGTAACCTCTGTTACACACCCACCTTCAACATATATTTTTATAGTTTTATCTGTCATACTTTTTTGCTCTGCAATCATTTTATCAAGTTCATCTATCATATTTTGAAACTCCTCCTCTGGTGTATAATCAGCAGAACCCCAATTAACCATAGTATTTGTTTCAAGCATCTCTCTTATTTTTTTAATTATAGTTTTATCTGTCATACTTTCTCTCTTTCTGTTTTTAGGTGTCATTTAAAGATTTTATATTTCCCGTATATCGGATTGCTCATAGACACCTAAAATTGTTTACTGTCTTTTTTTATATGTGCTACAGCTACACATGATTAGCCTATAATCCCATTCTATTTTATAGTCAAGTCTTATTATCAATTTGTTTCATATCTTTAAGTTCTTCAAAATCTGCTGTGATACTGTATTGTTCTTTTAAGTCCTGGAGCTTTTTTTCCACTTCTTCTCTATTCATTGAATCGATCGTACCTGTAAGTATTTCTTTTTTATCCACATACAAACCAGCTATCTGTCCACGCCTGGTTTCCGCAGCTACGGCAGCGTTCCAATTCCCTGACTCAGACGCTTTATCTCTGATGCGTGCCAATGTAGATAATGAACGTTCTTGCGTACACTTATATCTTTCAACAATAGCTCGCCTCTCTGATTCAATAGCTTTTGCAACCAAAGGAAATTTCTCAGGGTGCTGCAGCTCACTAGCTCTAACAACAGCAGAATCTTTTGCGTATCCTGCTTGAACCGCACAATGCGTAGCAGTATGTAAACCTTCTGAATGTACCAACAATAAGACAAACTTACGTTGTTTTCCTGTTATTTTAGGGTGAAACAATGCATCTGACAACGCTTCTGGTATAAATACTTGTTCCTGCAATTCTTTGTTTTCTTTCATAATGCACCTTTACAATAGATGTTTCTTCCCAGAAACTATACAATAAATTAACATCTGATGCAATGCGAGTTATGTTTGTAATTATAAAAAGGTAACTTTGAAAAGATTGTAAGTTACCTCTAAGTTACCTTTATTTGGTATCCTATATAGGTTGTAACCTGGTAACCTGGTAACTTCATTCCTGTGAGTAATTGATAATATTTTTATCTGAGTAAAAACATCTATATAAAAGGCACTTTATGCAAAAAACTTAGGATCTTCCCTAACAGTTTGCAATAATTTATATAAAACTTCGTTACCTTCGGTAACTATTATCTCCCATTCATTCTTTGTATAAGAGCGGTCGTGCTTGGAATCATAGAATTTGACAGATACTTCCCCACATTTGGGGCAGTCAAATATTTTTCTTACTGGACTGTTTGGTAGGGATATTGACATTTAACCTCTTAATCTTGTGTAATGGGAATGGAATCACATTCTTAGGTAAGTTCGGACTAAAGTATATGGTGTCCATCAATTTCATTGTTTCGGAGTGTTCGTGAGCCGTGGTCTTTGCAGCCAAAAGCTCGTCTATAAAATCTCGTTGCGCTAATAGTTCTTTATTATCAGCCATTTTATGGTCTTCTAGACTTTCCGCCACCTGGTGAAACTTTATTGGGTTTAGTTTTTAAAATTTTACTTATTGCTTTTATATCAGCAATTATGGTGGTTGGGTTAAGAAAATTTTTAACTGTCATTTTCTTTTTCAAAGATGATATCATTTCAGCTTTGTTTTTAGTATCTCCTGTTGCCATATTTTTCTCCTATGTTAGCCCCCGTATGGACGTAATCCTTAACAGGGGCGAAACTACGCTTCTAGATATAGCGTAAAATAGGATAAAATGCAACTACCAACAAATATCGGCGTCACACTTTACATCAACAACAGGACAAGCTTTCCGAAATTTTGGCAATTGCAGGCTTGTTCCAATAGTCGCTGAATTCTTGTTGCGTAATCTCGCCATTCGAGTGACATGTTTCACAATTTTTAATCGTTTCTTCCGTTTCGAAGCGTAACCTAACATACCCGTTACCTTTGCAATCGGGACATATTTGGTTGGCTTGGGTGGTGTAATTTGTCGTCATATCTCCTCCATATAATACTATTTAATCTGTCCCATTTTAAGCGATCAGATTGTTCTTTTAATGTCCGTGGTTGGCGAAGAGCAAACTTTGCTAATCTGTCCTTTTCACGGCGTAGTCTTATCTCTAAACTTAATTTCTTACCCATGTTCCCTCACTCTATCTTCCATGGTTTTCTTTAAAAGTTTAACTTCATAGTGAGCTCTAATATTATTAAGTTCTTCATAATGAGCTCGAGTAAATCTATATTTTGTACAAAAATATCCTCCTATCAAGCCTAATATTAAACTTATTATTACGCTGCCATATTCCATTCTTTCCTCCTTTTTTCCTCCATATTAAAACATCTAATACACAACCATGACGTTATGGCGTTGTCCATCTGCAAAAGATTATCTTTTAAATATTCTCTGTGGCAAATATGGCAACATTCTGACTTTTCACCAAACATATTCATGCTGCTTTTCTTTTTTGACGTTTCATTGCTTTATCAACAAGCTCTGTAATTTGCATGCCTGCCGATCTATTATTTAATTGTGCTAGCTTTTGTAGTTGTTGGTATGTTGATAGTCGTACTGCTACTGATTTAAATTTTAATATGTTCATAGTGCTTTTTTCATCCTTATTTCAAGTTCTTCGTGTGCTAATACTTCATGATCACCTAGATCGAGCATCCTTTGTTTTGGTTCGTGAGCCACGGGTGGCGTATATTTACGGCCAGAATTTTTAGCCATATCTCTCCACGTTTCACCATATTCACGGTGATGTGCGGCCATTGCTTCATCTCCTATAAGAGAAGCGTCTTTCGCTCTCATGTAGGCAAGTTTAGATCGTGTTAAACGAGTGCCGAGATTATAGCCCTCCTTAAAACACGCCTCATAGTCTGGTTTTAATATAGTCATACTTTCTCCTTTTTATATCTTGTTCTGTGACCACTTTTTGCTGCGCAGTGTTCAAGTTATCCTTGACCACTTTTTGCATTGTGACATTACTCACGGCGGGTATATGTTAATTTTCAAGCTAAAGTAGGATAGTGATATCCCTTCCTACGGCCTAACCCTGTAGTCTATCTTTTCAACTACAATTGGGACTATAAGCAATTAAGTGGGAGTGTCAATAGGAAATCGATTAAATTCTATACAATGAGATTTTACCCAGTATGCTTGCTTTGTTAGTTGCTCTATGCGTTTTGACATAATATTTTCTTGTATAACTATCGCATTTTGGCATTTCTCTAGGCTATCATAAACGCTACCGTTATATCCTATGGTAGCTTTGCCATTTACAGAAATCATTGTGAGTAAAAAAAATACTTTAAGCACCTGCATCGCCCCAGCTCTCGCCGAGTTCAACATCAACTTTACTTGGTACTAACAACTCAACACAATTTTCCATAATATCTTTGATGTTAGCACTATCTTTTTCACTTGCAACAGAAAAATCTAATTCATCATGCACTTGTATGTGAGCCGTGTAGCCTTCTTTGTGTAAATTAACCATTGCTTGTTTAGTTTGATCAGCAGCACTACCCTGTATTAACCTATTTAAAGCTTTATATGTCCAGGCACGTTTGATCATACCTTCGCCATATTCTAATCTCGCTTCTTTTAAAGGTAAAGCTTTGGAACCCCATTCATTACTTGGTTCCCATAATTCAAAACGACAACGGCGTCCGAGGAGCGTGGATAGATAACCTTTCTTACCTGCCTTGTTCATTGTGTCATTCATTAGTTGTTTAACAAAAGGAACACGCTCATGATATGAAGTCAGCAGCTCTGTTGCTGTTTCTAAGTCAACACCTAGCTGTGACATCAGTTTACCCTTACCCATACCATAAAATAAACCTAAATTAATGGTCTTTGCTTGTTTTCGCCCTATATCTGCCATCTCAGCGACTAAACTATGAAAGTCAGTACTTTCTACGTCTTGATAGCTATCAACAAATTTAGAAGCACCTGAGAAGGTTTTCATTGCAGCATAATGAACAACGAGCCGTGGTTCTTGTTGTGAGTAGTCAAAAATACCCCACTGATGATTTTTTTCAGGAATAAACAAAGATCTAATTAAAGGCCCTATAATTTGGTTCCTTGCGGGTATCTGTTGTAAGTTCGGATTGGAGTAACTAAATCTACCTGTTACCGTTCCTCCTTGGTCACTTCGCATTTGGTGGATCTCAGCGTGAATCCTCCCTCGGTGTGCGTGTTTGAGGATACTGTCAATAAATGTGGTTCTTGCCTTATTAATTTCTCTGGCTTTGACAACCATCTGCGCCAAAGGAGAATCATGACTTGATAAAAAGTTTTTATCGAAGCTTGGTTTGCCTGTTTCAGTGTGTTCGTAAGGAATTTGTAATGCATCAAATGCTTTCGCCACGCTAGCTGCAGCCCAGATCTCAACAGATGTGCCTGACAATTTTTTAATTGACTGTAAAAGTTTTTTCTCTTGTTTGTGTAAATCATTTTTTATTATCTCCGCTTTGTCAAGATCAACTCTAACACCTTTGCGTTTCATTTCAAATAACACAGGAAACAAGTCAGTTTCCAATTCAAATATATTTATTAAGTTTTGTCCTGCAATTTCTTTTTTTAGATGATGCCACAAGCGTAGTGTTACGGCAGCGTCTTGTTCTGCATAAGTTCCAACATGTGAGGCTGGAAGCTTCCATAAATCCGCTTTTGGATCTAAGCCCCACATTTTTGCCGCTTCTCGTAGCTGGGTTTCCGATTTAGACTCTTGTAGATAATCCTTTGCTAATGAGTTTAGGTCAAATCGAAACCTGTTTTCGTCCACTATAGGAGCAGCAATTAAAGTGTCTATTATTTTTCCCTTGATGTCAATATCCATTGTTGTTAACCAACCAACATCATAGAACGCATTATGAAATATATAGTTGACAGACTCGTACGAACACTGCTTACGCAACCACCTGGTAACTAACTTTTTATCCATATTGGGCGGTGTTTCGTGGGCTATGGGGTAGTATGCTTCCCACCCGTCTACTGCTATCGCAATCCCTACAACTTCGCCGTGCTTACGTATATACCCTGGGCCACTATCTTTAATGCCAGGATCTCTTGTCTCTAAATCAATAGCTATTTCATCATAACCTGACAAGTCAGGAAAGGTATCAGGTTGTACCCATTCACTAGGCATGCGGTGTACTTTAGGAAACCAGTTAGGCGCTTGTTTCATATTTATCCTTTATGTATTCCGATGTTTTTCTTCCTCGTCTCTCGCCTTCTGATTCAAACGATTGATTCTTTTTATTTGTT